ATCGGCTTAGAGCATGGAGATGGGGCTAAGATGGCAAACTTACCTTTAATGATGGCTCAAGAAAAACCAATAATGTGGAGTGAAACTAAATATAGATATTGGTATCTACATCATTTACACCACAAAGTTAAGCATAAGTGGCTAGATGCTAAAGACTTTATAGGAGTTACTGTAGAGTATATGCGTAGTCCATCAGGAACTGATAGTTGGCACTCAAGAAAAGGATATGTTGGAGTTCCTAAAGCAGTTGAAGGATTTTTGCACGAAAAAACAAGTGGGCAAGTGGCTCGTTTGGTGCATTATTTCTAAAATATCACATAATTTTCATACAATTTACTTCTAGCAGGTAAACATTTATCAAAAAATTGTTAAAAATGTTTTGGTGGGTAATTCCAATTTTATATCTTTGCATCAATTAATAACTAAAACAATAAACTAAATGGAAACACTAATCGCAGTACCTACAATCATAATACTTATGATTATCTACATTGTCCAACAAGACAAAATTACTAACTAAAACTATAAAATTATGGGAAGAATGAAAGAAGAATTTATGCAAATGAAAATGCAAGAACAAGAACAATTAGAACCGAGTATTAATCAATTAAATAATAACAAAATGACAAAAAAAACAATGCAAGAAAAACTGAAGAAACAACCTGAACCAATTGTAGAAACTAGAAAAGAGGCTTTAAGAAGGCTTTACAAAGAGAATGGTTTAGTAGAAGAAGATATTTACAAAGACAAGAGAGGGTTTGTAATTATCACAAGAACTGGAATTGATAAGATTGTATCAAGAAACAATATTACAGTTGCTTATGAAGTAATCAATATGGATATAGAAAAAGGAATATGCGTATTAAGAGCAGCAGCATCAATGAAAGTTGGTAATGAGGTTAAGAACGCTATGAGTTTTGGTGAAGCATCTAACAGCAACTTAATGGGAGGTGGTAAGAAGTTTCCTGTTTCTATGGCTGAAAAGAGAGCAATGTCAAGAGTTGTACTTAAAATTGCAGGATTCTATGAGCAAGGAGTATTTGGTCAGGATGAGATTGTAGATTAATGAATGATGATTGGATAGATAATATTCTTGATGGTGAGCCTAGTGGTATTACAGATACCCAATGGCTTATCATTGAGGGTAATATTGACCTAACATCTTTTACAGAAAGAATGAAATCTGATATTCTAGGAAGAATAAATGATTTGACAGAACTAGAAGCAGAAGAAATAATAACTAAAATATATGAAAACAAATATGAAAAAGACACAAGAAAACAATGGGAAAAAATGTTCAAAGATGGAGTATTTGGGCATAGAGATTTATAATCATTTCTCTAAGGTTTACACTTACTTAGTGTGGAATGGAGATATGCTTGTAGGTGAAATTGCTGAAGATGATGTAATGAAGGTATTGAACAAAGAGCAGGTAATAGATTTCTACCACAGAGATAAGCATAAGTTTAAAGTACCAAAAGAAAGTTTATTAAAGTATGCTAAAAAACTACAGGCAAATGACTAATAAATATTCATTAGTACAAATCAGAGAATCCAGAAATGAGTTTGAGGCTCTACTAAGAATATATGGTGTATCTAATTTAAAACTTTGTAAGATACTTGGAGTTAATTATGCTACAAGTAGAAAGTTTATAGAGAATCCACCATCACTTAGATTCATTCACGCTAAGACATTAGCAGACTTTATTGGATTAAACATACAAGACATAGTTGATACAATAGTGTACGACTTAAATTAAATTATAACAAAATGAGAAGAAAAAGATTAAAATTTAGCGATTATTACCACAATATAATCACAGAAGAATTAGCAGAAATTTACGACATTAAGAAAGAAGAAATGTTTTTGGGTAGTAGAAAGAAAAACATTATATTTGCTAAGAGAATGTATATCTACATATTAAGAGAGATGTTTGGATTAACTCTTAGTGAGATAGGTAGAGTAACAAACCTGCATCACGCATCTATTATACATCATACAAGAAAGTTTGAGTTCTTTTACAATAACTATCCTGAAGATACTGATTCTTTTAAAAGAGTAGAAGATAGGGTTATTGAAGTTGAGGTGGATGAAGAAATATTAGGACTAGAAACTCAATTAGAACAAATCAATAAATCATTAACTAAATTATATAAAATTAAAAAATTAAAAAATGACAGACAAGAAAGAGAAGGTTTACTTACCAAGTAGTATCAAAAATATTGATACGAAGTATGGTACAATGATGGTTGCTAATTTCAAAATGGATGAACTACAAGCAAATTCAAAGAATGGTTGGATTTCTATGGTGATTTCAGAAAGGAGAGAACCATCTGAAAAAGGTGCAACTCATTATGCTTATGTAAATACTTATGAGCCACCAAAAGATTCTAAAACTGCTGCTAAAAAGACTACAGCAAAAACAGATGATGACTTACCATTCTAATGATTAAATGGAAAAAAACAACTTATCCTAGCACTTTCATCAAACTATCTGATGAACTTGCTAAGGTAAGGAGTATGTTATCTGCTGATGTTTATAATAAAAACACAGAAAAATACAGAGGGAAGCAAGAACACTCTATATCTCAGTTAGGAATATTTGCAGAACTTATTGCAAGACATCTAATGGAGAACAACAATGGCATCAAATATAAGGCTGCACCATTGATTGGAGAAAGACCAGTTGTTGAGGCTGATTTAATTATGCAAGGTATTGGTGAATTTCACTACATTGATGTTAAAGGTGTAAAGAGTGAGGGAAATACCCTTAGAGTTAATTTTAAAGCCCATAACAACCCCCAAAAGAAAGTTACGCACTATTTGTTCATACAGCCCTTGAACGCCTTATACGCAAGATTTTGCTGGTTTACTCACGAACAGGTAAGTAAGTGGACTGTAGTCATGTCCACCTATACAGAGTGTTATGAATTAGAGATACCAAAAAATAACTAAAACTAAAAACAATGAAAGAACAACCAAACTACTATGCTATAATAAGTGCTGAGGTTAGATATGATAAGAATCTAACTGCAAATGCTAAATTATTATATGCTGAAATAACTGCACTACTTAATATTAATGGTGAGTGCTTTGCTACAAATAAATACTTTTCTAACCTTTATAGTAAGAGTACTGTTACTATTTCTAAATGGGTAAGCGAATTAGTTGCAAATGGCTATATATCAACTCATTACATCTATAAAGGAAATACTAAAGAAATTGAAAGGAGGTATATAAGAAAACTTAAAGGGGGTATTAAAGAAAACTTTAAGGGGGGTATTAAAGAAAACTTTAAAGATAATATTAGTTTATCTAAAGATAAACATATTAATAATAAAGGGGCTTCTTTTAAAAAACCAGAAGTTAATGATATTAAAGAATATTGTTTATGGAGGAATAATGGTATTGATGCGGAAACTTTTTTTGATTTCTATGAAAGTAAAAATTGGATGGTAGGTAAAAACAAAATGAAAGATTGGAAGGCTTGTATGAGAACTTGGGAGAAAAGACAAAATAAAACTAATAATAATAACACTACATCACACAGACATAAAAAAGGAGGAGATTATGGTGATGGTAAATTTTAAACTATGAGAACAATAGAAGATACATTTAAAAATGCAGACTTCCTGCAGCCAAAGGTTTACAACAGATATAAACTTGGAGTAAGAGAAGAAATAAAAGAAATGTTTATTAAGTCTTTTGAGTATTACGACAGAACAGTTGATAAGTATGAGCATTTACCTGCTTATGATGAGATTATTGACTGGATGGTAGATACAAAAGGTAGAGGTTTGATGTTGATGGGTGAGTGTGGATTAGGTAAATCAACTATCTTAAACTTTGTTATTCCTGCTATATTCAGGACTAGAACAAATAAGATATTAAGAAGCGTTCCTGCAAAAGAATTGGGTGCAGTTGATAGAAACAAAGCACCATTCATTATCATTGATGACTTAGGAACTGAGAGTATTAAAAATGATTATGGTACTAAGATAGATGCAGTTGCTGATGCAATTTCTTATGCTGAGGATAGTTCTAAAACATTACTGATCACTACAAATTTAACACCTCAAGCACTTAAAGAAAGGTATGATGAAAGGACTTTAGATAGGTTAAGGAAGTGTAAAGTGGTGATTATCAAGGGAAAAAGTTTTAGGAATTAATTTGTATAAAATTGAATTATTTTTATATCTTTGACAAATGAAAACAATATTGATAATATGGGGAGTAGTATTAATCGCTTGTATTTTAGAGGGTTATTTCTGTTCTGAATTTATAGATGATGAGTATGGTGGGTAAAATAATAATTTTAATAATGGTTAAAGTTCCTTGTTTTTTACTGACCCACCAAACTTATTGTCCTAATTAAAATAAAACAATATGAAAAACTACAATAGTAAAGATAATAAATGGACAGACATCAAAAGTGATGAAATTTTAGGAAGGGCTAAACATTGTCAGTATTTACATAGCAAAGGAAAAAGCGTAAAGGAACTTGCTAAGAAGTATGAGTTAAGTGAAAGCAGAATAAGACAATACTTAAAACAATAGATATGAAAAAAAGAAAATTAAATAGTAAGAATCCTAAGTACAAAAAGGATAATGAAGAAAAATTAGTTGTACTTAAAAAAGTTCCATTTACTGGTAAGGCAAAAGGTTATGGAGTTTGGTATAAAAATGAAAAATAATATGGAGGAAAGAACTTACAAAACAATTAAGTGGGTATTGAAATCCCATATTAAGAATAGAGTTAAGAGTTTATGGACTTGGAAGAATGATAACTTCACAATGATATACGAAAATTATAGTGGTAAGGATAGAATATATACCTCACATCAGTTGCTAAACCTCTTGGAAAATGAATAGCGTAACTATTGGTACAAGTATGATTGTTGGTGTGGCGATTTTATATATATTTGCTTTATCTTATATTGAAGGTAAGATAGCAAGACAAGAGAATGAGAAATTAGAAAAAAATATAGATAAATTAGATGACAAAGCATAATAAATATTATTACGAGAAAGGTAGGAATGGATGGACTCCAACTAATACTTGGCAGGATGAGGTGATAGAAGATAAAGATAATAAATGGAGTGGAGGAAAGATTAATCCAAAAATGTTTTTAACTAAAAAAGAAATAGAGTTTATGAAAAAAACTAAATATAATTTTAATTGGCAGTTAGAGAAATTAACAGAAAAGATAGTTAATCTTTTAAAAGAAAAAAATGCGGCATACGGCAACACAGCCCTCAATCCAGCAAACATATTCAGCAAACTAGACTCAACAGAGGCTATATGTGCTAGACTTGATGATAAGTTATCTAGGATAAAAAACAGAGGCATCAATGATAAAACAGAAGATACTGTTGATGATATAATTGGATATTTACTGCTTTTAAAAATGTCAATGGAAAAATGAAAAAACCAATCTTTAGAGTATTTGTATCTTACGAGATAAAGAATAAAAAAACTGTAACTAGAAAAGCAGTTACAGGTATATTAGACACATTTGTTCTTACATCTAACATCAATGAAATAAAGAATGACCAAGAATTAATAGATAGAATTTGTTACATAAATAAAAAGAACCTAAATAAAGTAGATGTTATAATTACAAGTATTGATATTGAAAATCAATATGGTGAAACTACTGATAGGTTTGAAGATGAATATTAGATTATGCCAAAGATTAGAAAGATAAAATTAGAAGATAGAAAAGATAGTAGAGGTGGTGGTTACTCCAGAAGAAAGTTTACTGTGGAAGAAGCCAATGCTATCAGAGAAGAATACACTACTGCTACAGAGAAGATAACTATATCATCTCTTGCTAGGAAGTATAGCGTATCACAACCTTTAATGTACCAACTAATAAAGGGTAAGACTT